GGACAAAGTAGTCGGCCCCGCTGTATAATGTGTCCCACTGAGGAAGGTTTTGGCATCATACAGGCTATCTAGAGTACGTTATGGGCCATATTGAAAGAGGTGTTCCCCGAGTTCATACATTCATATTCAAAAGAGGAGCTGAAAGACAAGATAAAGAATGCAGTGCAGTCTAACTGGAAGAGCGTGTCAATAGACGGCAGTTCTTGGGATTCCAGCTAGTTCGCACAATTGTAACAATTAGAAACTTACTTCCTATAACAGATATCCCCAGCAATAAAGAAACTAATAGAGTACAATAAAGACCTCATATCGCCAGATGAAGGCCCTTCAGCAGGTACGATACACACTAATGTAATGAACGCATTCGCGCAAACCCTTAATCATATATTCATGAGGGTTCCGAAAATTAATTCACCAGCATGGCCAGAGCATGTACACAAGAAATTCAGGAGAGCAAGACAGCCATTTGAAGACACCCCAGAACAGGACTGGGTTCATTTTGCAATAGATGGAACCACCTTTTCAGGACTGTCGTTCAGAACAACGTTAGGCAACACTCTTCGGGCAATCTTTTATGCATACTACTACATGACATACACACAAGTGCCGAGCTTAACACACGAACCATGGAATAGCAAGCAAGTTTATGTTATAGCCTCAGGTGACGACGTAGTGATGTGGACTGAGCCTTAAATAGCGAACAGGGTGAGATAATGTATATTAGACATGACAACGAGAGATAGAAACGAATAATAGGTAGGATTAGGCCAGTGCGTGAAAGAAGTAATTCTGGGAGACAGTACTACGTTTGATTTCTGTTCACTGTGGACATATAGCCCCACGAGCAATATTTCAGATTTGATACTCCTGCCGGATTACTCAAAACTTTTCACATAGAAGTAGTACTATTCCAAGAAGAACGCTGACATCCACAGAAACCCTGCTCTGTATGTAGCTTCCAAGCTTATTCAAGTAAGGATGATGTGCGCTAGCAGAACGGTGGAGGGTATGCTTCATGCCTAATTGAAAAATTTAATAGAGAAGACAGGTAGAGAACTAACAGCAGCCGAAATATAGAAGGCGTACATGGTGTATAGAATGGACTAGAAGGAATATTATTCTTCAGATTATCAAGCAGAGAATTTTGTAGACTGGAAATTGGGGCTTGATGTCGGGGATATATATTCTATATATGAAAACAACACCATACAGATATTAGCTGGACCAAAGTCCTAAAACCGTCACGAGAGAACGCATGTGCACAGGACACAAGATCACTATGTTCTCACAACAACAAATATAGAGAAGGCCTTGAATGCTATTAGAGCCATGGACCCTAAAACATTATTAGTAGACAACGAGAAGGACCCCCGCCTAAACATAACGAACGCGATGACCATGCTAAACATGGGCACAAATCAGGCACTAATCTTCCACGGACCTGAAGTCGAATAAGGCTAGCATGAAGTGTACGGTTTACTAGAGACCTTGAACACTAATTGCTGCTGCTGGGACAACAACTTAGAAAGGTTGTACCCCAACAATCATGACCTTTAGAGACTATATTATGAAACGACAGACCGGGAAATGAAATTAGGCTTGCAAGCATACGCCAAGCTAATGGGCATCAGAAGCAAGAAATCGATAGACAATTATAGCGAGTATAGCAACTATGAACTAACAAAAGAAGCAGTGGAATATGCCTTGACGGATGCCATGATACTCAAAGACGCTATGAGGCTGAAAGCAGAGCCTGATGGTCAGAGATCAATAGTGACAATAGGAATGAGCAATTATAGACTGCCTTTTTCTTACCAAGCAAACATATTCAAAAGCGATGAATCATACTGCTCCAAATTTTAAGTGATGAAGTTTTCTGAACTGGAATAGAGAATAAGTAGGTTTATAGGAAGACACGTCAAAATAATGGACGCAGGATCGAGTGAAATCTTAGGATAATACGACATACGAGGATCCTACTGCGTGCCATAAGCAATATACGCCTCGCTATTCATGTCCACTGAACTGTCAGATAAATTCAGAACAATGCTAATGAAGAAAGACCCAGCGGAAAGAGCGAAAATAATGTCAAGTCAGACCTAAATAAAAATCACCAAACTTAAAGACATAGCAGGTAGATACAACGGGGTAGGCTTAACATCAATCAGAAAATCTTTTTAGGGAAACGCTACCAAAAACATACACATATGGACAGTCGAAAGACCAGATGGCATGTTCTTTACTGAAGGCAAAATTAGACGCACCGATGTCCATATCGTGGTCGCCCACGGCCATGCGTATGCTGTAATCCCACAAGAGATGAGCTATAGAGAACTTCGCCCCCCAGTAGACTGTGTCCACCAATGTTGGACAAGATATGCTACCTCAAATGCTAAGCAGGTCATAGAAATGTCAAGATACATGGACCCCAGAGACGGTTAGATCCCCTTTTATTGTCCGGCTAGACAAACTATAGTAGCCTCCAGGATGTATGTCTTAGGAATGATACCCAGGCCCAAATCGTGGCGACGTATCAGATACACCTGGTCGAAGCTCATAGGAGCGTAAGTCCCTAGACGTAGAAAGGGCAGATCCGAAGATGATATAAAGAACAGAACACAGAACACACAGGACATTTAACACACAATGCAAAAACCAATCACAGAACAAGCAAGTAAACTGAAAAGTGCCATAGACTTATTCGTGTCAACGAAATAGCCGAATGAATTCGTTCAACTCATGCCGTGCGTAGGGTAGGTGGACAACGTATATGGAGTCGTCTTCATCACACAGGACGAGGCAGCCTATCTGCGTCAGAACCTAGCGGAACTGGCCAGGAAAGGCTTGATCGTTTCTATAGCAGGAGACCTCTACAGAGACTTGGCCATGTCAGATCGATAATCCGCGAGAAGAAGTATCAAACAATTTACAGCACACAACGAGAAACTAGGATTTGATTTCGACGTCGGCCTAAGAAAGCACAGGGCAGAACTAAGCAAACAATTCAGCACGTCAGCTTATCCTTCATTCTTGGAAGAAGCTAAAGTTTTCTATTAGGGATTCAATGAATAATTATCAGCTTATTTCGATTAGGCTTCGTAGTAATTCAAGATTACCCCCGATGAAAGAGCTAAACTCATGAAAAGTTAGGGCCGAGCAACAGAATTGCCAATAGACACTTCAGTATACGAAAGGAAAATTGCAGGATTGGAAGCAACTTTAGAAGAGATGACCGCGAGAGAGAACAGATTGAGAGAGGAGACATACGTAGCACTAGACCACTAGGAAGTCCTAGAACGATAGATAAGAGGCTATGAAGGAAAAGCTTTGGTAGACCCTCAGAGAATGATGCATTTTCCAGCAACGCTCAGAAAGAATATGAAGAAAATGTTTGACTAACTTACAGATGGAGAGGAGACCAAATATGTGAAGTCGTTGGTAGACCCATTTCACCCGGAGTGCGCAGGAGCTAGAGTTCCTACTCTACTTCCAAGAGATACAGCCACCTTCAATACCTTTAGCCAAATAGACGTAGGCCGACCACCCGCGGCCACGTCCCATCTAATCATAGGTAGTCTCGAACAATCGACGAAAACATAGTTCGTACAGATGACTTTGCCAGATTCAGCTTTCACAGCGACACCGGAACCATTCGAAGCCCCTGTAGGTAACGGAGCAGTAGCTCTACCTGTAGAAGGAGTTTAGAAATATGACTTTCACGCAGTGAGGATTGGAACATTAGGCGATCTCAACATATAAATCGTTACAGACGAGACAGCTTCCTCAGTATTCACGAAACACAGGACAGTTTCCACAGGTCTGCGCTTTTTCAAGACTTCATCATCAGATTCCGAAAGTGGACAATTAGATCTACACTATTCCAGAGACGGAGCAACAATAGACAGCAACTCAGACTTAAAATCACTATTTTCTAGACCAACAAATTCATCAGCACGCATGTACTTGGCTGGATCATATGGCCCAATCCGTGGCTAGACAGGTTTTGTAGCTTAATGCTCGTACCGTCCCCACGACTAAAAATCATTTGAATTCCATGACCCCACTAACGACTAGAAATCTGCGCTGTATGGTGACCAACTGACCCCAGTTTGGTTTTACACCTAATTGTAGTTGGTGGATCCAGTGACTTTAAAGTAAATGCTTGTAAACCCAGATTATCCGTTAGCCCCAGTGTACTTGGTGACCGATAGCCTTCAACAGAGACATACTTTTCTAGCACGCTTATCAAACATGTCCGAAAACATGTAGATTAGCGTCGAATACTCACAACATCTGGAAGGAATACCCGAGTCCACCCATTACGGCTTCATCCAAAAATCTCATGCCTTATTGACCCAGGCTACGAGCCCCTTAGAATTGATCCAAAAAATGCCCACTTAGCAGATCTTTTCAAATTATGCCATGAAGAGAGAAGACATCTTATAAATGATCTATTCAGACGCAATCAGAGGTTTGTGGGGAGATACATTGTTCCCCATGCTTAAACACCTGGTTTCGTATGGAGCTGATAGTTTATCTGGTGACACAGTTAATAACATGATCGAGGCCGCCCTCGACGCTACCATGGTCACTCTTTCAGCCGCCGCGCCCGAGCTAGCACCAGCCATTGTCGGATTGAAAGAAGTAATAGATGAGCCCCTATAGAGCGCAGCACAAGATGCCCTCAAAGCTGCAAAACGCTGGGCTGTAGGATAGCAATACCCTGCAATCTAGCAACTCACTGAAGGTTCTGGACGTCAATCTAGTTCCCGAAGTACAACAACACTTTCCGCAAACTTAGAGAGTTTTGCATAGGACAGCTACCACTGATCCGACAGATAGCACTCAGCACGCTGAGAACATCTGAACTGAATCCACCAGTACCAGTTAACAACTGTACATAG